CATGCGGTGGTTGAACGTCTCCTCGCGCTGGTAGCCCTTGAGCGCCTCGTTGAGGCTGACCTCGCGCTCTTCGCCGTCTACCTGGATCTTGTACCGGGGGGAGGCGTCCTCGACGGCGTCCCCTTCGGCGCCGTCCCCCTTGTCTGATTTTTCGCCGTCTTGATCGGCATCGTCGGCCTCTTCGCCGATCCGCTCTGGCGGCTCATCGTGGGCTGGCTCGTCGTTGTCGTTGGTGGCGGCTGGAGCACGTTTCGCGGGCTTCGAAACGGCGTCCCTTTCCTCAGACCGGCCATCTGCAACTCTCCTCTCCTGTTCGAGAAAGCGGGGATCGGCCCCGCCGTCGGAGGTGTCGCCCCGGTCGTCGCCTTCGGTCTCGCGGGGCTGGAAGATCGCCTCCGGCTTGGCGGTGGAGACGAAGCGGCCAGACTGGTCGCGCTGCCGCGAGGCCTGGGGGATTTCTTGCGCGAAGGCTTCGCGCGCCTCGTCGATCCCGTCAGGCGCCATGGCTGGCGCTCCGCTGGGCGTCGAGGCGGTAATTGTCGAGGAGGTTGCCGAGCGCGACCGGGATGACGTCGAGGGCGCGCAGGCGGGCCGCCAGCTCGTCCTGCTTCACGCTGGCGTGGGGGCAGTCGAGCAGCTCGTTGAACCACTGATTGCGGAGCTGGCGGTAGATGTGGCCGAAGGCCTTGTCGGATAGCAGAGCCTTGGCGGCGGCCGAGAGTTCCCGGCGTTCGCTTAAGGCCTCGACCTTCTCTCTGCTGCCTAGCGCCGACATCTGACCATCGGCAACCAAGTTGTCACCGGGACAACTTTGCAGGTTGCTTAGATGAATACTTCGGTTTTACCCATCGGGCAAGCCGCCGCCGGGGGTGATCGGCGGCTCAGGCCGGAGACGAACCATCTCTGGCTTGCGTCCTCTTGGGAACAGTTTCAGCTCGCCGCTGGGGGCCTCGTAGGCGACGCCGCTTGGCGTATCCAGATCGGGGCGCCGTTGCCAGCCGAAGCTCTCCGGCGGGCCGCTCGATGTTTTCAAGGGGATCATGGCGGGCCCTCGCCGCCGCCGCCGGTCGAAGCCGGAGTTGACGGCGTGACGGCCTTGGCCATGTCGACCACCACCTGGGCCATGTCGACCTGATGGTCGAGGGCGAGCCCGGCCTCCTCGACCCGGATCTTCTCGGCCTCGTAGGCCTGTTGCTGGGCGAGCTTGTCGCGCCGGAAGGCCTCGTCCTGGGCCTGCTTCTGCACATTGAACTGCTGGGTGCCGATGTCCTTCGCGGTCTGCGATTTGACCCGCTCGTAATTGGCGCGGGCGGCGATGGTCATCGCGTCGGGCTCCTTCGGCGCGGTCATGATCTGCTGCAGCACCTGCGGGCTCGGCGTCTTGAAGTACCTCGACACGTTTTTGATGTTGGCGATCTCCAGCATGTCGGTGATGGTGTTGAGCATCTCCGGAATGCCGACGACGGGATTGTTCGGCCCGAACTGGCTGAACACCATCTGCTGGTCCTGCTTGATCTGCTGCAGCGTCATCATCCGCACGGTGTCGCTGCCCTTGCCGAGCGTCGGGTTGACTTCGACCGTCATGTCGGCGTCGAACATCGAGGTGTTGTAGGTCTGCCAGGAGCCGTTGATCTTCAGCGTGCGCGACTGGTTCTCGTTCTCCACGATCTCGTTGAACAGGCCGTGGAACAGGTCGCGGTAGCCGGTCTCGGCGAGGACGCGGGCGACCAATTCGGTGCGTTCCTGCTGGCCGTTGATGACCGCCTCGACGCCGATCATGGTGCTTGATTGCAGGGCCTTCGGATCGAGGCCGCGCGCCGCGTCCGACAAGCCGGTGCGGCGCTGCTGGACGCTGTCGAGGTACTCGAGCACCGGCAGCGCCTGCTGGCCGACGAACGGGGTGGTGGCGAATTGCACGGCGGCGCCGGGATCGCCCCGCGTTCTAATCACCGCGCCCAGGTCATCGTTGAGGGCGTCGTCGAGGTTGGTGACCAGCTCGTTGACGACGGTCTTGGGGTTGATGCTTTCGGCGAGGCTGTCGAGGACGCCGCGCGTCATGTTGGTCTTGATCCGCTGGATATCGATGGTCAGGTCGGCGATGCTGTCGCCGACGATGGTGTGGGCGATGGGGTCGCAAGAAAAGAGGGCGAATTTGATCCGGTTGGCGGGCTCGTCGCGCACGATGGCGTGATCTTCGCCCATGGTGCAGATGTAGCGCAGCTCCGGCACGCCGTCGCCGTCGCTGTCGGCGCGGATGTACCACTCGCCATAGCGGACGCCGTCGCCGACGCGGGTCGACATGCCCCGCCCCGGATTGCGGATCATCGCCTCCATGGTGAAGTTGTGGACGTCCTGGGTCTGCAGGTAGTTCGCGGCGAGGTCGCGCGGGTAGCCCATCGCGGTCAATTCGTCGATGGAGACGATGCGTTCATGGCCGACGAGGCGGGACTTGTTGAAGGTCCGCGCATAGCGGTCGAGGCGCATCTCTTCCGGCGGCACGCCCTCGACGCGGGTCATCGGCCGGTTCTCGGTGCCCTCGATGGTGACATCGAGGCCTTGGCCGGTCTCGCTCTGCTTGAGCGAGCCCGGCACGATGCTGGCGGTCTGGTCCTCGGACATCAGCATCTGGAGCTGCTCCATGCTGATGTTCTGGAACTGCTTGCGCTTGATCGCCTTGGTGTTGTCGGTCCACCATTTGATGTAGCCGGTCTTGACCGTCATCGCGTCCTTGAACGCGCCATAGAGGGTGAGGAAGCCGGGGTTGTCCTGCCAGAAAACATAGTTGACGTAGTTGGTCGCCTGCTCGGCCATCGCGTCGTCTTGCGGGCCGCCGCGCGGGACGAGGCTGATGACGTTCTCGCTCGCGGCGAAGATGCGCACCAAGCTCGGCAGCATCATCAGGACGGCGTCGCGCACGTCGGTGGAGATGAAGGAGCTTTTCGACGGGCCCTCGGTCGGGCCGAGGATCTCTTCGTAAGTGGCGTTGGGATCTTCGACGATCAGGGTGTCGCTGTAGCCGGTGCCGCCCATCGACGGCAGCATGCCGTAGTAATATTTCTGCGCCTCGTCGCGCTTGGGGGCCAGCACGCTGTTTTCATAGTCGCGGCTGTCGGTGATCATCGCGTGGATGAATTGGCGGTAGGTGTCGGGATCGCCGGGATCGTAGGTGTTCGGTGTTCCGCCATCACCCTTGAAGGTGAAAATGCGTTCGACTGGTCCTTCGATGGCCATGGGCCAACTCGCTCCGAGGAGGACTAACCGGCGGAAAGCCGGTCCCTTGGAGCTGACCGAATGTTGGCGACCTTACCCCGATTTCGCGGGCGCTGTCACCAAACCTTCGGCAGAGTGATGGGCACCGATTTCGCTCGCGCAGTTTGGTTGGCGTGAACATCGCGGCGGCGTTTCACTTCGGGGTCGGTGTGGGCGAACGCCGCGCTCTTGAGCTGCTCGCGCCGCGCGATTGCCTCTTCGGCGCGGGCTTTCGCCCGGCGTTCCTTGTCCTGCGTGTAGGGATCGAAGCAATGGAAGCGGTTCATACGAGCCCCCTGATTTTGCGCCGCATGGCGCCGCGCCGGAGCATCGAGGCGCTCAAGCCAGTGACGAGGTGATAGCCGACGGCGGCGGTCTGGAAGGCGTCGGCCCCGTGTGAGTGCGGGCCCGGCCCATGCACCGGCAGGCCCATCGCGCTCTTGTGGTAGCCTCTCAACATCGCCAAACCTACCTTGCAATTGAGCTCGTCGAAGTAGGCCGTGCCGAGCATGGCGCGCGAGGCGTGGATGCCGTCCTCCTTGGAGCGAATGCGGGGCACGGTGATGATCGGCTCGTTCTTCGGGATCAGCTCCTCCAGCGTGGCGCGGCGGCTCTTGGCGGTGGAGATCTCGCGCGCCTCGATGTCGTGCGGCAAGAGGTGGCACTGGTAGTGGAAGCCGCCCTCGGCCTTCTTGGTCCTGAGGTGTTGGGCCCAGTGGTCGAGGCCCTTGCCGACGCCCATGACGTAGTCGACGAAGTGGACCTCGCGGCCGACATTCTGCCACGACCAGATCGAGCAATAGTCATGCACGCCGAGGTCCCAGGAGGTGATGACCGGCGCGGCGAGATCGACCGGGACCTTGCAGACGCGGCCCTGCAGCGCGAGCGCGTTGAGACTTTCGGCAAAATAGGCGCCCTCGACGGGCGCGTCGAACGAGCATTCCATCTCGCGCGCGTATTCGTCGGGGCTCATGTCCTGGGTGAGTTCTTTGGCCTCCGCGTAGGACAGGGCCTCCTCGCCGGTTTCCGACAAGGGGATGATGAACACGTCCCAGCGTTCGTCCTCCATCGCGCGCAGGCGCAGGGTGTTGAAGTGGTCGTCGCCGTTCGAGGTGCCGCTGACAATGGCCCAGCCCCGGTAGTCGGCCAAGCACGGGCGGACCACGGTCGAGAACACGGTCTTTTGCAGGAGCGGATATTCGTCGAGGACGATGCCGTCGAAGTACATGCCGCGCATGCGCTCGTAGGCGCTCATGCCGCCGTAGAGTTTGATGATCGCGCCGTTG